GGTGAAGCGTTTGGTAGAGAGCGGAAATGTAATATCGGGGTTTCTGGCGTCTTAGCCTGGCGGGAGCTGCCGGAGCCGTGGGAAGGAGCGGAAGAATGAAATACAAATTTTTCAAGCATAAGATCGTTCTGGCGAATCCAGAATTAGCAAACGAGTATATGGAACTTGAATCAGAAATTACAACTCAATCGGAATGGTATGGTCATTCATATGCCGACTTAATTGGTGTGATCTATGAAAATGGCACCAAGAAATCTGCTTTTACAAAAGATCAGGAATCTGGGAGTTTTGAAATACTGGACAGCTTCATCGGAACTGGAAAGTTAATGGAAGACATAAGATATAAGGAGGACGGAACTTCTTATACAAAATATTATGTTTTGTATAACGTAGAAAACCATTCTAGTACGAAACCAACGGTTATTGACGATTTATGCATACGAGCTTGTAACATCACGCGAGAGTTCACCTATGAAATCCTGTTAGGAGTTGAAGGAAAAAAACGTTATATTACAAATACTTGTAAGTCAACTGGCCCTGGAGGCCTTTCGCTACACGATGAGATTTCAGAATTAGAAGATTTCTTTGAGATGTTATTTGAAACAAATGATAAAGGATTTAGATCGGAAAAAGATGATCGTTATAAGACCTTTTATGTTGATTTTTATGACGATACCGGAGAGGAATTTACATTGTGGTTTGATAGCATACGAGAGATTCTTGACTGCATTCGTTCTATTCGGATTATTGATATTAAAACAGAAATTATGCAGAAGGAGTGATGCCAGATGATTAAACTCGACCCAACCAAAATATACTATCTATCCCACCCGTGCACGAGCGTGGGGACGATGGCGGAGAATAAGAACCATGAGCAGGAATGCGCAGATGACATCCTGGGTGCTCAGGAGGGCGTTGCGTACAGGAGCCGACCATGGAAGAATAAGATCAAGCTAATCCGACCCTTGACGCTGATTCCAGAGTGTTTGCCAGAGGATGAGGCGATGGCGCGATGCATGTCGTTGTTAGCGGCGTGTGATGCGATCGTTATGTGTGGGGATTGGGAGCAGTCCAAAGGTTGCAAGTCGGAGCTTGGGCAGGCTAAAAACTGGGGGCTTGAAGTTCTGTATTATGAGCAGGTGGTGAAGTAATTGAAAAGAGACAAGCGAAGTTCGCCGAAGAATTTGCTTCGCAGATGCTTTGCGAATAGGAGGTTGTATGAATCCAACAGAGATCAAAGCAGAATTAGAGCGTCTGAATCAAGCCCGCCTGGACATTTTGAAATACCAGGGCCCGGAGAGCGTGAAATCAGAGACAAGCTACACGGATGCGGACAGTATCCACGGGAACCATCGTCGGGCGGCGATTGACATTTTTGAAGAGTACCAGAGAATAACGGACAGGATGGATACCTTGAGACAGGAGCTTAAAGACTCTGTTGACCGTTTTGAAAGCTTAGCAGAGAAAGTATTGTTTCTGGTGAACGTATACGGAATGACGCAGAAAGAGGCGGCAGAGTATTTGGGGTATAATTATGACTACATCCGACAGGTATATTCGAAAAACTCACAAAAGAACTCACATTTTAGGGCATAAAAAACACCCCATATGTGGTATAATGGCGTTAACAAGAGTGTAATTAAGAGGCCATGGCAGAAGCTGTGGTCTTTTTTCGTGCCGTGAAAGTGAGGTAATCTTATGGGCATGACCGAAAAACAAAAGCGATTCGCGGATGAATATTTAATCGACCTGAACGGGACAAGAGCCTATAAGGTCGCCTATCCAAAAGTAAAAAACGATGCAACAGCAGCGCAAGCAGCCAGTCGAATGTTGAGAAATGTCAAGGTCAAAACCTACATCGACGAACAGCTTGAGAAAATGCACAACGAGAAAACTGCGGATGCCCAGGAAGTATTGGAGTACCTTACCGCCGTCATGCGCAATGAACAGACCGAGGAGGTCGTGGTGGTTGAAGGAACCGGTGACGGCTACTCCGAAGCGCGCACAATGGAGAAAGACACCAGCATCAAAGACCGGGTTAAGGCTGCGGAGCTTTTGGGCAAGCGTTATAGCCTGTTTACAGATAAGATGGAACTGGACGCGGACATGGCGTTAGATATTACCATTGATTACGGAGAAGGTGATAACACATGAACATTACCGTAAAAGCAAACGCCTGCTTTCGTAAGATCGATCAGAGCCAGAAACGTTACGTTGTCATGAAAGGGTCTGCTGGATCTGGAAAGAGCGTAGATACCGCCCAGCATTACATTTTAAGACTCATGAAAGACGCTGGTCGCAATCTGCTGTGTGTTCGAAAAGCGGATGTCACAAATCGAGATAGTACCTTTGCAGAGTTGCAGGGAGCTATTTTCCGTATGTTTGGAGAACAATATAAAAAATACTGGTACATTAACAGCTCTAACATGCTCTTGGAGTGTAAGAGCAATCATAACCAGATCATCTTCCGAGGCGTGAACGACGAAAAGCAGCGTGAGAAGCTAAAATCCATCACGTTCAAACGCGGGAAATTAACCGATGTTTGGATTGAAGAGGCAACAGAGATCACGCAGGCTGATTTTGAGATCATTGATGACCGACTTCGTGGAGCGCTTCCGCCGGGGCAATTTTACCAGATTCGGATGACCTTCAATCCTGTGTCAGCACACCATTGGATTAAAGCGCAGTTTTTTGACCGCGAGGACACAGAGGTGTGCACCCATCAGTCGACTTATCAAAATAACCGTTTTATTGATGCCGCGTATCACAGACGCATGCAAAGACGTAAAGAGGTTGATCCTGAAGGTTATCGGGTTTATGGTCTGGGTGAGTGGGGCGAGACCAAAGGCTTAATCCTTAAAAACTATGTTGTTGAGGCCTTTGATCGATCCCCTGAACGATTTGATTATGTGGTCAACGCTCAGGATTTTGGCTTTAACCACGCAAACTGTATCGGAGAGGTCGGTTTCAAAGATGGTGAGCTGTATCTCTGCCAGGAGTTGTACGTGTATGAGATGGATACGGAGGAGATCATTCAGCTGGCTGAAGGAAAATTCAATAAACGCCTTCGAATGTGGTGTGACAGTGCTGAGCCGGATCGTATTAAGATGTGGCAGAAAGCCGGATACCGGGCAAAAGGGGTTAAGAAAGAACCAAACAGCGTACACGCTCAGATTGATTATCTGAAGCAGCATAAAATACACATCCATCCTTCCTGCGTCAATACCATCAAGGAGATTCAACAGTGGAAGTGGAAAAAAGACGACCGAACAAATACCTACCTGGATGAGCCGGTTCCCTTTTTTGATGACGCGATGGCCATGCTCCGATACGCCATTGAGCAAGAGCGAAAAGCCCCGGCGCGGTTGAATAAAAACAAATCCCTGAAAGGAGGGCTATAAACATGTTTCGATTGGCAGATCACGAAGTCCTTGATGAGAATACACTTGGAAAGTTTATTTCCAGACATGCGGCAGAATCTGTGTTTCGATACCGACCGCTGTTAAACGCGTATATGACCGATTATGCTATTTTTCATGAAGCACCAAAGCCACCCTGGAAGCCAGACAACCGGATCGCGGTAAATTTTGCGAAATACATTGTGGATACCATGAATGGTTTTTTTATCGGCATCCCCATTAAGATAGCCTGCGATGATAAGGCCATAGCCCATTATGTTGAGTTTTTAGATCAATATAATGACCAGGACGACAACAATGCGGAGTTGTCAAAAATTTGCAGCATTTACGGCAAGGGCTACGAGATGTACTACGTAGATCAAGAAGGAAAAATCGGCATTACCTATTTGACGCCAATGGATGCTTTCATGATTTATGATGATTCTGTACTCGAGCGTCCCTTGTATTTTGTGCGCCTTTATATTGACACTGACAACGTCCTGCACGGCAGTGTATCGGATGATGAAAAGGTGCGTTACTTTGTTCAGAAAGGAAAAATCGTCTGGGAAGAAGAAAGGGTCCATGGTTTTTCTGGGGTTCCTGCTACGGAATATCGGGAAAACGCAGAAAGAATGGGCATTTTTGAGCCTGTTTTAACCATGATTGATGCTTATAATAAAGCTGTTTCAGAGAAAGCGAACGATGTTGATTATTTCGCCGATGCTTACCTAAAGATACTCGGGACATTGTTGGACGAAGACGAGATCAAACACATCCGCGATGACCGGATCATCAACTTTGACGGTGATACGGAAAAGTTAATCGTAGAGTTTTTGCAAAAACCAAACGGCGATGAAACTCAGGAAAACTTTATAGACCGATTGGAAAAGCTTATCTTTCAGATCAGTATGGTGGCAAACATTTCCGATGAAAATTTTGGTACCAGCTCCGGAATCGCCCTTAAGTATAAGCTCCAGGCCATGAGCAATCTGGCCAAAACGAAGGAACGGAAATTTACCAGTGGCATGAACCGCCGATATAAATTGATTTTCAGTAACCCTGTTTCTGGCATGAAAGAGGATGATTGGGTTAAATTGAAATTTAAATTCACGCCAAACTTCCCGGCGAACATTTTGGAAGAAAGCCAGATTGCAGGAAATCTTTCTGGAATCACCTCACAAAAAACGCAGCTCAAGGTATTGTCCATTGTGGATAGTGTCGACGAAGAGATCCAACAGATTGAGAAAGAGGAAGAAAGCACTCGAGATCCAGTAATGCAGCAAATGTTTGGAGGTGTTGTTGATGAGCAGCCAGGAGTATTGGAAACAGCGGGAAGCCGAACAGCTGAAGCATAATATTCGAGAAGAAAAGGACTATCAACAGCACATCGATACGATCTATCAAAACATGCTGGATCAGATCCAGAAGGAGATCGAAAGCTTTTACGCAAAATATGCAGCAAAAGAAGGCATCAGTATGGCCGAGGCTAAGAAAAGAGCCACTAAACTGGACATTGACGCTTACGCCAGGAAAGCGAAAAAGTATGTCAAGGATAAGGATTTCTCCGATAAGGCAAACGAGGAGATGCGCCTTTACAACTTGACCATGAAGGTAAATCGTTTGGAGCTTTTAAAGGCAAACATCGGCCTAGAGATGGTATCAGGCTTTGACGTCTTACAACAGTTTTTAGATCGGGTTCTGACGCACCGAACCTTAGCGGAGTTTAAGAGACAAGCTGGAATTCTCGGAAAAACCGTCCTCAATAACAGAGAAGCGGTTCACGCCATTGTTAATGCATCCTTTCATAACGCGACGTTTTCGGACCGAATATGGCTGTATCAGGACCTGTTAAAAAAGGATCTTGAAAAAATCTTATCGACCGGTTTGATACAAGGGAAAAACCCGCGAGTATTAGCGTCAGACCTCCAGAAAAGATTTGGCGTATCGAGGAGCCATGCTGAGCGGCTGATGGTAACGGAGCTAGCCAGGGTGCAGATTGAGGCACAGAAACACTCATACGAGCGAAACGGCTATCAGGAATATGAGTTTATTGCACTTGGAAATGCCTGCCCGATTTGTAAGGCCAAAGACGGGAAGCATTTCCAAGTGAAAAAAATGGTGCCAGCCGAAAATGCGCCACCGATGCATCCGCACTGTCGGTGTAGCACCGCGGCTTATGCGGATTCGGATGAATATGAAGCCTGGCTTGATTATCTGGGCAAAGGAGGCTCCACGGAAGAATGGAATCAGTTAAAAAAGAAAGGGAAACCTGTTGCAAAAACGGGCAGAAATGGTAATATTAGTTACAATGAAGCAAAGAAAATTAAAGATGCAGAGGCTTATGCGAGAGGTTTAGGCATTCGGACAGTTTCATTTAAAGGAGCCGATATCGCAACCGCTAATGCGATGAACAGAGCATTGGCAAACGCCTTGAATTATTGCCCTAAACTATCCAATAAAATAAAATTCTTTGGTACAACACAAGAAAAGAATAAATTATTCAAGGCCGACTTGGCGAAGTATTACGACAAGTCTCTAAGAGCAAAGTATCCTGGGCAAAGCAATTCCTGGTATGAGCAGCAATCAAAAAGGGCTGCGTCGCTAACAGTTGGTAAGGTTAGTCCGAGAAACTGGGCCGAAGCTTACAACGGCAGGGTCAATTCTACCGATAAGGATTTAATTGATATTTGTCAAAAATATGCGGGAATCAGCGTCAACAGTAAATTTGCAAAAGATTCTGTTATGTTTGCTCAAAGTATTGCGGATTCCGTAAAAGCAAAATGGCATCCACAGGGTTGTGACACTATTGAATCTGTATTTGATCATGAATTTGGTCATCAATTAGATTATTTACTGGATATAAGGAACGATAAAGATATTCAAAAAGCATGGCAGGCGTTTAAAAACTTAACGCCGTCAGATAGAAGAAATGCTTTGTCGGAGTATGCCTATTCAGATGATAAAATCGCTGAATTCATCGCGGAAGGATATGCGGAGTATAATAACAATCCTACGCCAAGAAAGTGGGCAAAAATCATTGGTGATTGGATCGAGAGTAAGGTGAAGAAAAATGAGTGAAGAAGCGTTTAGAAAATTAGCCGTAGAATATGGGTATTCCGAAGAAGAAATCAAAGATTTTATCAAACTTCATGATGAATCTGGGATAGCTTATGAGCACATGGTTTTGATAGAACGTATTTACGATTAAAGCACTTTGCAGTATATGCAGGGTGCTTTTTTCATCCTGATTTTAAGGAGTGATAGCTTTTGATTGAGGTAAGCCGCTCAAAAGAAAGTATAAGGATTTGCGGGCACGCAGGGTATGCTGAACACGGAAAAGACATTGTGTGTGCGGCGGTAACAGCGCTGTCGCAGACGTTAATCATGTCAGTGGAAGAACTGACGGATGACGAAATTCAATGTGAGATATCGCCCGGACGGGCGGAAATACACTATAGGGATTTATCAGAAGCAGGAAAGCTTTTGGTGGATTCCTTTTTTATTGGGATTGAGCGAATAGCAGAAGCATTCCCTCAAAACGTTCACACAAAAAAATGACCGAAATGTCTTAAAACTAAACGTCATGGTCTGGGCTGAAAAGAATGGGCTGGGGCGGAAAGGACAGAGCATGTATAAGGAATTTATGGATTTACAAATTTTCGCAGAAAACGAAGACGCCGGGGCAGCGCAAAGCAGTAACGGCGCCGGCAGAGAAAGCGAAGAAAACACAGTAACGCATCAAGAAATTGAAGGATTTGACGATTTTTTAAGACGTGAAGGAAACCAGGCCGAGTTTGACCGCAGAGTTCAAAAAGCGATTGATACGGCAGTAAGCAATGCGCAGGCCAAGTGGAAAGCCTTGACGGATGATAAGCTGTCCGAGGCGGAAAAGCTGGCAAAAATGACCAAGGAAGAAAAAGCTGCTTATGAGAACAGCAAGCTTAAAAAGGAACTGGAAGACTTGAAGCGACAAAATGCGCTTTCAGACATGGCAAAAACAGCCCGAAAAATGCTGGCGGATCAGGAGATTAATATCCCTGACGAGCTCTTAGGATACCTGGTGTCAGAAGACGCTGGACAGACGAAAACTTCCGTTGAAGCGTTTGTAAAGCTGTATAAGGGCGCTGTGCAGGAGGCGGTTAAAAACGCGCTGAAAGGAAATCCCCCGAAAGCTGGAACTGGCGGAAAGTCCACCATCACAAGGGAGCAGATCGAGAAGATCAAGGATCCGATTGAGCGGCAGCGACTGATCGCGCAACATATGGATTTATATATGAATATTTAAAAACGGAGGCTAATATGAAAAAAGATAAAATGAAGGATTTACAAGTATTTGCAGCACCGGTAAACATGACTGGAGATGCCCAGATTCAGGTGCGTGCCAGAGAAATTGACTTTGTCACAAGCTTTGGTAAAAACATGCAGGCGCTGTTGGATGTTATGGGAATCACCCGGATGATCCGAAAGGAAAACGGATCCGTCCTGAAGACGAAGAAAGTCACTGGCGTTTTACAGTCCGGTGACGTCGCAGAGGGCGATGAAATCCCGATGTCCCAGTACGCAGTTGAAGAGACAGAATTTGATAGCATCCGAATCGCAAAGTATCGAAAAGGCGTCTCTCTGGAAGCCATTGCTGAAAAAGGTTATGAAGCCGCAGTGGCCCTGACCGATGAAGAGTTTAAGTCCGATTTACAGAATGTAGTAACCGATAAGTTTTACAATCAACTTAAGCTGGGGTCCCTGGTTGGGCATGAATCAACCTGGCAGATGGCGGTAGCGATGGCCATCGGCAGAGTAAAAGATAAGTTCAAAAAAATGAAGCGTACCGCCACAGGTGTAGCTGTGTGGGTCAATACGCTGGATGTATATAAATACATCGGCGCCGCGGACATCACCATCCAGACCGCTTTTGGTATGGATTATATTAAAAATTTCCTTGGCGCAGACATCGTTTTTGTATCTTCTGAAATCCCAGAAAATACTGTTGTGGCAACCCCGCTGAATAACCTTGTCGCATATTATGTTGACCCGGCAGACTCTGAGTTTGTAAAAGCAGGTTTGTCCTATACGACTGATCCGGCGACTGGATTTATCGGTTTTCATGCGCAGGGCAACTATGACCGGGCCATTTCGGATATGTTTGCCATTATGGGCGTGCGTCTCTTTGCAGAGTATCTGGACGCGATTGCGCACATCTCTGTAGGCGGAAGCGATACCCAGACACTGGGTAAATTGACCGTAAAATCCGAGGCAGGCAGCGAGGCAGGGAAAACCAAATTAACGGTTGAACCTCAGAGCGCTTCTATCCGCAATATTTACAAGTATAAAACCAATGCAAGCCAGGCGAGCGAAGTTACTTATGGCATGGACGTAAAAACATGGCCAAAATGGGATGGAAAATCTGAGATTACAGCGACTGCGGGCCACCACATTACAGTTGTAGAAGCAGACCAGAATTATAAAGCGATCCGTTCCGGTGACGTTGTGGCAGACGTCAATCCGGGGGAGTAATCCGTCCTGACATTTTAACGCTTTTTCCGGCAGGTCAGGACTTGCTAGGTAAGAAGGCTTCGGAGCTGGTTGGCGAGGATTTGCGGGTGTTTGAGACTGGGATCGTTGAAGGGACACTGAAGGCGGTTTCCGGCTACACGCAATTTTCAAGTAAATCTGAAGAACAGAGCGGGCATTATTTCCCGTTTAAACTTACCAAGACCGGAAAGAAGATGTCCCTGAAAAAGAACGGGGTTGCAGGAGAGGGAAAGAAAGATATGCCCTTTGACCCTGAGATCGTCTTAAGGGTGCCAAAACAAACCGATAAATGGACCGTTGAAGTGGACGGGAAGGAAGTCATTACCTTTCACTTTGAAAAGGCAGTCTTTGAGGAGTAGGTATGCTTAAAGATATTAAAATTTTACTCGGGATACCCGAAGGAGACACAACCCTGGACTCCCGTTTGAACCTGATTATCAATGCCACCACCCGCCGACTGAAGTGTTTGCTCGGCGGGATGGAGGTACCGGATGATCTGATGTATATCGTCACAGAGGTATCCGTGATCCGTTTTAATCGTATTGGATCTGAAGGGCTCTCGTCTCATAGCGTTGAGGGCGAGAGCCTTTCTTTTTCGGATAATGACTTTTCGGGCTATCAGGAAGATATTCAAGTCTTCCTGAATGCGCAAAAAAATGCCAGGAGAGGACGTGTGCGGTTCTTATGAGATACGACACACCTATTTATTTTCAAAAGGTTTCTGAGGGAGAATATGACCCGAAAACCGGGGATTACGGGCCAGAGCAGCTCACTGAAACAGAAATGTATGCGTCGGTCATGGACACGGGAACAGAGACAATGACACTTGTCTATGGCGGTCTCCGACAAGGCAGCGTGACCGCGCACATTCAGAACGCCTATACAGACGCTTTTAGCTCGGTTCGTATTGAAGGTCGGATCTATCGTGTGGATTATACGCGGCGACTGCGAAGCAAACAGGTTTTTGTGCTATCGGAGGTGCAATGATGGGAAGTATCAAGGTAACAGGCCTAAATGAACTGACATTGGGGCTGAAAAAGAAGGTCAACTTAGACGCTGTGAAGAAAGTTGTAAAACAAAATGGTACCGAGTTGCAGCGAGAAGCGCAGCGAAACGCGCCAGTAGATACGGGGACTTTGAAAAGAAGCATTGCGCTTGAAATAGCCGATAGCGGGACAGCGGCCATCGTGGAACCGACCGTCGAGTACGCCCCGTATGTGGAGTTTGGTACCCGTTTCATGGAGGCGCAGCCCTACCTGAGACCAGCTTTTAACGAGCAAAAGGAGAAATTCAAAAAAGATATGAAGAAGCTTGTGGAATGAGGTGATACAGGGTGGATCCGCAGCAAGAGCTCTTCACAGAGCTTCTATTACAGTTAAAGAAAAAGGGTTATGACGTATATGATACCTTTCTCCCACCAGAGGGTACGTCATACCCTTTTATTTATATGGCAGACAGCCAACAGATTGATGACATCAATAAATCAGCTGTTTTTGGAAATGTCCACCAGACGGTTCACGTTTGGCACAATAATCCAAGACAGCGCGGAACCATCTCCAAGATGCTGCTAAACATCAAAAACATAGGCCGCGGTATTGAGCGAACGGCGAATTTTGGCTGGTTTATCTTAAATATAGATCAACGAATCTTGCCAGACCGCACAACAGCACAGCCGCTGTTACATGGCATTTTGGAAATGGAATTTAAATTTAGCTAGGAGGCAGCAAATCATGAAAAAACTCGATTTACAGCTTTTCGCTGAAGCGGTACAGGGAAAACGTTTGGTATACCTTTACCGGGTACTCAGCAAAGCAACAACAACAGCTGGTGCTACACTGGCATTTACGACCGAAAATGAACGCACCAAAAGTAAAGATGCGGATACAACTGAGACAAAAGATGGGTCTATTCGCACACCAGGGGCTGCAGAAATGGAGATTACTGCGACATCCATTTTATCCGTTGGCGACACTTTGATTAATGAACTTGAAAAGGCCATGGATAAAGATGAACTCATTGAAATTTGGGAAGCAAATTTAAGCGAACCGGCGGATGCGGGGGACAACAAGTTTAAAGGAATGTATTTTCAGGGATACATTACGGAGCTCTCCAAAAGCTCGCCGTCAGATGGCTTCGTTGAGATATCTTTAACTTTCGGAATCAACGGCAGCGGCGCAGCGGGCGATGTTACCGTGACCACGGAACAACAGGAAGTGGCAAATTACGTATTTAAGGATACCACACAGCAGAGTGCATAAGCGTGAAGGAGAAAACAGATGGAACTAACAATAAAAAATACAGTTTATCAATTTAAGGCGGGGTTTGGGTTTTTAAGAGAAGCCAATAAAAGAGCACAAGCTGATGTGCCGGGAACAAAACAAAAACAGGATATTGGGCTTAAATTTCTTGTGGCCGGGCTTATAGACGGTAGCGCAGAAGCCTTGCTGGATGCGCTCGATCTGCTCAATCTTGGGATGGAGCCACGAGTGAGCAAAGAAGATCTTGAGGAATACCTCGAGGACCCGAAAACCAGTATTGACGAACTGTTTAAAACGGTGCTTGATTTTTTATCCAAGAGCAACATTACTCGGCGAGAGGTGACCAATTTCATGGCAGAGGTCGAAAAGAAGGCGAAAGAGGACGCGGAGAAAGTTACGAAGAACCCATAAAATCCTTTAATGAGATCTATGAAGAAGTTGCTGTAAACTGCTTCCGGTTTTTAGGATTCACAAGCTTTGACGAAGTGGACCGATTAAGTGTAAGAGAGTATGAACTCTTAATGAAAGCAGCCCAGTTAAAAGAGGTTGACCGGGAACACAGGATCCATCAGCAGGCTTATGCAAACTTTAAGGTAAAAGCCATGCAGAAGAATGGTAAGAACAAAATGAAGCCGGTCTATACAAAGTTTAAAAAGTTTTATGACTATGAAGCAGAGATCGAAAAGGTTAATGGGAAAAAAGAAGATCCTTTTTCCGGGGTCAAAGCGTTTTTGAAGCAGAAAGGGGGAGCGGTAAATGCCTGAAAATTATAGCGTAAGAGCCATTTTATCCGCACAGGACCAAGGCTTTCGTTCCGTGTTTGAAAATGCCGGGAAAATGACCACTTCCCTTGCAGATAAGCTAAAAAGCGGATTGGGTTTTGGTGTGCTGGCTGGTGCCGGGCAAAAGGCATTTGATTTGATCACCAATGGGATTACAGGCGTTGTAGGCGAATTAAACGCCAGCAGCGCTGCCTGGAAAACCTTTGACGGCAACATGGAAATGCTGGGTAAAGGTGCTGGCGAGATCGCCGAGGTAAAAAATGAACTCCAGGATTTCGCCACCAAAACCATTTATAGCGCGAGCGATATGGCGACCACCTACTCACAGCTCGCTGCTGTTGGCATAAAAAGCGCAGATAAGCTCGTTAAAGGCTTTGGCGGGTTAGCGGCTGCCGCTGAAAACCCAACCCAGGCGATGAAAACCCTGTCCCAGCAAGCAACGCAAATGGCAGCTAAGCCGAAAGTCGCATGGGAAGATTTTAAATTGATGCTCGAACAGACCCCGGCCGGTATCGCAGCCGTAGCTAAAGAAATGGGAATGAGCACATCGGACCTGGTAAAAAGTGTACAGAGCGGAACCATCGCCACGGAAGATTTTTTCGATGCGGTTTCGCGCGTTGGAACGAATGACGCTTTTACAAAACTAGCGACTGAATATAAGACAGCAGGCCAGGCCATGGACGGCCTCAAAGAAACGCTGTCTGTAAAATTAACGCCGGCGTTTGATGCTTTGTCACAGATGGCAATTAATGGGATCAGCGGGATCATTGATAAAATTGACCAGGTTGATCCGAGCAGCATTACAGACAAAGTGATGGAAGTCGTTGAAACCGTCGCACCATACTGGGAAGCCATCCAGGACGGCGCGGGTAAAATCGGAAAAGCATTTATGAATGCAGCGTCTTCTCTGGGATCTGCTTTTGGCGCTTTGGCGTCTAATCAATCCACAATCGATGCTTTTGCAGGGACTGTGGATTTCGCAGCGAATACTATCGCTGGTTTTTTCAATATTATTGCTGAGAACGCTGATTTGATCGCGGCACTTGCCCCTGGGCTTCTGGCAGCGGCGGTAGCCTTTAAGGCTTATAAAATATTGTCGTCCATTGCACCTGCGGCACAGATGTTCGCAAAAGGCCTGGGCGGTATCGCTAAGAGTGTTTCGGGTAGTTTGGCATCCAAGCTCTTCGGAACAGCCGCGGGACAGGCAGCTGTTGGAACCGCCAGCACGACCAGTGCTTCGCAGGTCTTGGCGGCTGCCGCAGCTTTTATCGCTTTGGGGGCTGGCGTCGTTTTGATCGCAGCGGGCTTTTTGGTTATGGCAAATGCCGCGACAATGTTAGCCGAAGCAGGGGCGCCGGCCATTGTTATCATGGTGGGGCTGGTGGCAGCTTTAGCTGGGCTGGCCATTGGCGCTGCCGCGCTGGGTCCGGCGCTGACTGCAGGCACGGTCGGTTTCATCGCCTTTGGGGCCGCCATTGCCCTTGTTGGAGTTGGAGCGCTGCTTGCTGCTACAGCCTTAACCATGGTTGCTGGTGTCCTGCCGACAGTGATCGAGTACGGGGCATCCGGTGCTGTGAGCATCGTAGCCCTGGGGGCGAGTATGCTGGTGTTTGGTGCAGGCGCGGCGGTTGCAGGTGCGGGCGCCCTTGTGCTCGGCGCAGGCTTGCTTGTTATGGGCGCTGGCGCCTTGGCGGCAGCGGCTGGCGTTTTGTTGCTCTCAGCCGCTGTCACGGCTTTGGGCATTGGATTGGCGCTTTCTGCTGTCAGCACACTAACATTAGGAGCCGGGCTCCTTTTAGTCGCAACAGGTGGCGCTGCAGCGGGGGCGGCGCTGCTTTTAGTAAGCGCGGGAATACTGACGCTAACTGCAGGGGCTGTTGCGGGGTCGCTTGCTGTTGGTGTGTTGGCGGTCGCTTTGGTCGCTGGTACCGTCGCAATGACAGCTTTCGGGCTTGCGGTCAGCGCAGCTGCTTTGGGCAGTACGGCCTTAAGCGGCGCGTTATTGCTCATTCTGGGGACCCTGACGCTGATCTCAGGTAAAAGCGATGAGGTTGGGCGATCCTTGAATGCCATGGTGACAGCGGTGAACTATGTTGACAATGCCCTCGGTACACTTGGTGCGACTGCAAATGCCGCAATGGACGCATTCATCGGAGCGTTTCACAACGCGGAAGGGAAAGCGAAGAGCGCAGGGCAGACGATTGGCGATAATATCAAGAGTGGCACCCAAAACGGTTTAAAGCCCCTTCCGCAGATTGCACAATCTGCCATGAACGCTTTTGCTAACGCAGTGCAAAACGGGGGGAATAAAGCCGTATCCTCAGCAAATACGATGTCTGTGAGCATTCAATCGGCATTAGCTGCTGCCGGAAGCAGCGCTTATAGCAATGGCTACAATATCGGCGCAGGCATGGCGTCGGGCATGTACGGCGCTTTAGGTGAAGTTCGCGCAGCTGCATCCGCTTTAGTTGCAGAAGCAGACCGGGCCATCCGGGCGAAAGCCATGATCCACAGTCCAGCCAAATTAACCGAAGGCGACGGTGAGTATTTTGGTGAGGGCTTTGTTGTAGGGGTCGAGAAAAAGATCAAAGACGCGATGGCCATTGGCGAAAAAATGGTTCAAAGAACAGCCAATGTTATTACAGGCGCGGCGCCACGATTTGCCTATCGTAGCAGCGGATTTGGGCTTCACGATGATTATAATTATACGCCAGCGGTCTACGTCAATGCAAAGGTCACCAGTGTAATGGATGGCAGAGAAGTAGGTTACGGTTCCGCACGATACGTGCAGGAAAAGAATGATTTTGACAATAAAAGGAAAGATCGAATTGGAGGGAGAGTGTGATGTATGCATTTAAGGATACTGTTGACAAGCAGGCAGGGATAATGTCGTTGTGCAGTGAAGCCGTATCTTTAGACGGGGCTTTCATTGAGGAGCATATCCAGGGATACCGAACACTTTCCGTCTCCGGTCGGGAGTCCTTGGAGTACAATATTTCCGACGAAGACCGTCCCATTGGAATGGATGGCATGGAATACTATGGCAAACGACAGGGCGGCCGTACGCTAACCGTACGGTTCACTTTGTCGGGAGCTGACGCAGCGACGTTTATGGCACGCTTTCGTGAATTAAAAAATTTCTGCAAAGGTGAAGATCGGGCCATCCGATTCGCCGATGAGCCGAATGCCCACTACACAGGAACGCTCCTTTCTTTAGATGCGCCCGAGCCCGGACGTTTGAGCATTATCGGAGAAATGCAGTTTTACTGCGCAGACCCTTACCTTGAGTCTGACTTAATCACCACCGTTCAAGCGAAGATGGAAGAGGGCAAGTTGGTAGCGCATGTTAACAACGACGGTAGCGGCTCTGTTTATCCAGTTTATCGAATCAAACACAAGGCGGAGAACGGCTATATCGGCATCGTGCACACCGGAGGGGCCTTCGAGATGGGGAATATCGAGGAGGCGGACACCACGCCCTATGAACAGTCCGAGACGCTTTTTAATACGGAGACGGACGGATTTGGGGCGTTTAAACCTTATACTGGAACCTATCCTCAAAACCCAGGTTTTAATTGCAACGGTACCTTAAAGGTTGGCAATGTCCACAAGGTGGACCCGTCTACGGAGGATTATGAGACACTGTATCTGGATGCTCACGGTACAAGCGGAGGCGGGATCTTTGGTGGGTGCTGGCGTCTTGAGCTGCCGGCAGACAGCGAGGGCGAGGTCGGCGCTAAGAATTTCTATCTGTGGTTTCAGTCCCAGTTTATGACTGGTGCTCTAGGTCAGACAGGCATTATTCAAGTCTCTCTGGCTGATGAGAACAACGACTTTATCGCCTGTTTTGAGGTGAGTAAAACGGACGCGACGGGTAATACGGCGCGTGTTGTTTTCTTAAATGGTACAGTGTCTGATAGTAACGGCGGCTGGTATCGAAAATTTGAATTTCAACCAACGGTCTATTTTGAACACAACCCCTTTAGACACCGCGGCTATGAGGATCTTCTCAAAGAGGGCAGCAAGATAAGGTTTTTTTATTGGGGAGCCTATTATACGTTAGATATACCGGCCATTAAAGATAAAAAGGTACGGTATGTGTATGTTTTTATCGGCCAGTATGCGGGGCGGCAAAATTATGTGACGGTCATGAATGTCGGGAAGATCCTCGGGGTTAAGAATCGTGTTGAGAAGCAGCGGGATGTGCCAAACCGGTATTCTGCCGGCAGCGAGGTGGTGGTTGACTGCGAGAGCGACAGCATCACGGTTCGCGGACTTCCAAGAAACGAGGAAATGGTGACCGGGAGTGCTTTTTATCCGCTGCCGCCCGGAGAAACCGATATTGAGTTTTATACCTCCAGCTGGTGCAAAGAACCGCCTGAAATCACAGTTGAGTATAGAAAGAGGTGGTTGTAGGTTATGTTAATCAGTATTCACGATAAGACCTTACAGCGCGTTGCTTTTATTGATAACGAGAAGCCGGGGACACTTCACTTTTTTGATGATGTCTGGCACCGCTATCTGACGGAAGCCACCAGCACCTTTGATTTTTCGGTTCCGAAAACAGGCAATGCGGCGCACAGGTACTTAACGGAAAAGAACTATGTCTCCTTTCAATACGAAGGGCAGGACTACCTGTTTAATATCATGCGGACAGAGGAAACAGAGGACGATTTAGCCTGTTATTGTGAAAATCTGAATCTCGAGCTGCTCAACGAAATGTCTCCAGCGTTTAAATCGGATGGTGCTAAACCCTTTGTTTGGTATTTTAACAACAGCGATATTGTTGGCGGGCAGAATTTCAGTGACCTGGTTTTGGGGATAAATGAAGTCTCGGATTACAGCCGTTCCCTCGAATGGGAAGGGACCGATACGAAGCTGGCAAGGCTTCTATCGCTGGTGAATAAATTTGACGCGGAATGCGAATTTGTCACAGAGCTGAACCGCGATGGCACCCTGAACCGTATTGTGTTAAATATCTATAAAAAGCATGACGACACCCATCAAGGGGTAGGCACCCGGCGCCAGGATGTCACTTTGTATTATGGAAAAGAAATCGATGGTATCCGCCGGACCGTGGATAAGACAGGGTTGTACAACGCCATCTATCCGCAGGGAAAAGACGGCCTGAGCATCACGGGGATTGAAAAGACCGAATATGACGCGGATGGCCGGGTTTTATATTACACACACAGCGGCCAGCCTTATATCTACGCCCCTCAAACAGCCGAAGAATACCCAGCGCAGATATCCTCAAAGGATGATCCCTGGATTCTATACCGATGGGAATACGAGACAGACAATGTCAATACGTTGTATGGACAGGCACTTGCAAAACTCAAAGAAATCAGTGTCCCGGCAGTTACTTACGAGGTGGAAAGCAGCCTCATGTTGGAAATTGGTGACACCGTTAAAATCCATGATGACAAGTTTGCGCCAACACTGCTTTTGGAGGCACGGGTCAGCGAACAGGAAGTCTCCTTTTCAGATCCAACAAAAAATAAAAACGTCTTTTCCAATTTCAAGGCATTGGAGAACAAACTTTCAACGGATATTACAGGGCGGCTTGATCAGCTGATTCAGGAGGCGCTACCCTATACCGCGGAAATTTTGAGCGATAACGGGACGGTATTCCGAAACGGCGAGGGTGAGACGACCCTGACCGCACGTGTGCTAAAAGGCAATGTGGATGTAACAGCCGCTGTTGAAGTAACCTGGGTTCGGGCAGATGCACCCCAGACGGCGGTCGCCGCCCCTTCAATTACAATCACCGCGACAGACGTCATTGGCAAAGCCGTGTATAAGCTTGCGGCCAAAAATAAAGAAGGCAGCACGCTCACAACCGCCGAAGTGACCATCACACATGTCCTTGACGGAACGGGGGGCGAGCAGGGTGTTTCCGCAACTGCGATTGAAGAACAGTTCTACTTGTCAACATCAGATGCCATGCCAGCCGGCGGAAGTTGGCAGGCGGTATGCCCAGCTTGGGAGCCTGGAAAATACATCTGGAGCCGGTACAAATGCAGTTGGTCCGATGATCGAATAACCTACACAACACCGACGTTGGCCACAGGTCTCAACACAGCCAACACAACCGCCAGTTCGGCCAATAGCACAGCGAATGACGCGAAAGATACCGCGGATATAGCGCTTGGCGAAGCTTCCGCAGCGGTAGCACGAGTTGGTGATTTAGAAGCTGAAAATGTAACGATCACAAATAAGCTGACTGTGACGGAAGCAGATATTAAAAAACTAAAAGCAGACGTGGCAGAGATTGGAGACCTTTCTGCGGTAACAGCGGACATTGAAAACTTAAAAGCCGATGTCGCAGAAATCGACACGGCTCTTATTGGCAAAGCAGACATCGACCTTGCCAACATTAAGAATGGTTGTATTACTACCGCTATGATTGGTACAGGTGTTATTGGCACTACGCAGATTGCAGACGGTAGTATTACCGATGCGAAAATCGTTGGGTTGACAGCCAACAAGATCACCGCAGGACGGCTTGACGCTGCCCAGATCGAGGTTGTGAACCTGAATGCGGCGAATATCACCGTTGGCACCATCAACGGGGTACAGATCGCCCCAGGGGCCATTGATCTGGATAAATTATCCGGCACGGTCTCTGGAATGATCAATGGGGCGGTGGATACCGCCAATAATGCACAGACCACCGCCGATGGCAAGAACAAGATTTATTACCAGAACACTCAGCCCGGACTTACGGGCAACAAGAAAGGCGATACCTGGTTTGACACGGCTAACGGCTACCGGGCGTATGTCTGGAACGGGACTGCGTGGAGCTCAAGCCCGTTCGGGAGTGCGGCAATTGCCGACGATGCCATTGTCGCAGGGAAGATCGCCGCCAATGCGGTAACAGCCAGTACCATTGTGGCCGGTGCAGTAACCCTTGATAAACTCGCTGCCAATTCTGTTAATGCTAGTAAAATCGTTTCGGGCAGTATCACTGCTGCCCAGCTTGCTGCCAATACCATCACAGGGGATAAAATCAAGGCAGGAACCATCGCTGCCGGAAACCTTGCAGCTAATAGTGTCACCTCAGACAAGATCGTGGCCGATGCTATCACAACAGCCAAAATCGCTGCAAAAGCCGTCACGGCCAATGAGATTGCAGCAGGTACCATCACCGCGGCCCAGATCGCGGCCAACGCCATCACGGCGACACAGCTGGCAGCCGGTGCCGTTACGGCTGCCAAGATTACTGCTGGGCAGATCACCGCGGACAAAATTGCCGCAGGGGCCATTACCGCAGACAAGTTCTATGGTACGGCCATCACATCTAAAAACTATGTGGCCAACAGCGCCGGAATGAAAATCAATCTGGCGAATGGCACCATTGACACGAAGAATTTCAAGGTGGATAGCGCCGGAAATGTCGCCATGACTGGGACTTTGACAATGCAAGGTGCGCAGACTATGACTGTTCGGAATGCATCAGCTACACGCGTTGGCTATATAGCATTCAAGGCTGTTTCGGGTCAGACATGGAGCCCAGGAGCACTTAGTATTTATGGCGACAGTTTGCTGCATATGGCGGCTGGAGATGCGAATAGCTCAAAAGCTTTTTTGGATGGATATGCGGGAGGAACCCAACTTTTTGAGTTAGCTAAAGAAGGGTCAAACCTTGGAGCCAGTATCGGAATAAAAAATAGTTTTGGCTTATATACCACAAATGTAGGAGAGGCGAAGAATACCCTTTCTGGATTTACACAGATTAACGGTGATCTCGATGTTGCCGGCCTGAGATTTCTTAAAGCTAGTTCGGGAACAGACTGGATTATGCGCTGTGGCGGGATCTTTCATTTTTGTGTCCGAAGCGGTGGCATGTATGTCAATAATGAGAATAACTCTGGATGGATGCCCGTTTATGCCGAGAATTTTTATACCACCTCTTCAGAGCGATACAAAAACGCTATCCGAGAGTATTCAAGCACGGATGCTTTAGAAGCAGTTAAGAACAGCAAGATTTATAGTTATCAGTTGAAAGACTCACCAGGAAAACAACATGTTGGGTTTATAGCCGAAAGACAGCTTCCCAAAGAAGCTATTGGAGCAAATGGCGAGAGCGTCGATATCTACAGCATGGCCGCCATCAACTGGCGAGCTACGCAGGAGATCGTAAAACAATATGAGCTTTTACAAAAACAGCTCTTAGAACAAAAACAAGAAATCGCGTTATTACGCGCAAAGATAGGAGAAAATGAAATGTTAGAAGGAAGAAGTAGAACCATTAACCTTGTTGAGTATTCAAAAATCGGAGAAGACCGTGTCTGTCAGTTTTATGCCAATATTAACTCAGAGACCCCAGAGACAATGGATATTGGCCGAGCAATTCAAAATCAGGCAGCTTATAAGGCCAATCGAGCTGCCGTCATGAAAGACCAGGCGGACTTTGAAACTTATGCATACAGCGTTCAGGATGAAATGATCGCAGAAAAGAATAACTATCAGGAGGTTGCAGAATAATGAATACTGTCAAAATGACCAACCAGGAAATCATCAACCATATCAATCAGATCGGTGAGATTATCGACGTGCGTTTGCCCGCAAAGGCTTCTTACGCTTTGAACAAAAACAGAAAGACCTTTATTAAAGAATATGACTGCTATTTTGAGGAATTCACCAAGCTTCAGGAAGAGTACCCAGATGGTGGGGACACTTATCAGAAAGAGCTTATTGATCTATTGAACATTGAAAGTGATGTGCCCATCCATACCGTACCAGAAGCCATTTTAGAAACAGCCACCCATGACTTAAGCCTGGAAGTGTTCCAAGCTCTTGAGTTTATGCTGGAAGAAGAAATGTAGGTCAGAAGAGAAAAGGAGGTCCTCATATTGGATGGATTATTTTAGATTGCTTGTCGAAATTGTCGGCGGGCTTACTGCAATCTGGATATTTACAAAGCCGATCCGCAAAATGGTTAGGGAACAGACGAAACGCATTGAGCTCATGGAAGAGGGGATACAAAGCATTTTGCATGACCGAATCTATCAGGCCTGCCATTTTTTTATCTCCAGAGGATGGGTGTGTATATCAGACTTAAAGAATTTGGAACATCTTTACGAACCCTACCGGGAGATGGGCGGCAATGGAACCGCTAAAGAACTGTATGAACGTGTGTTAGATTTAGAAATTAGAGAGGATGTAATAAAAAATGAACATTAACTGGAAAATAAGATTAAAGAGTTTACCATTCTGGGCCGGCATGTTGTCGGCCTTGGTTGTTTTTGGCCAGAGTATTGCGCCGCTGTTTGGGTTAACTATCGACTTTGGCCCGATTCAGGACGCTGTGAACGCGATCTTAATGCTTTTAGTGGCTTGGGGTGTATTGGTAGACCCCACCACGCCAAAGACAGAGGATAGCGGGGTTACAATGGCAAAAACAAGTATTCAAGAAACGGCTCAGGACGTTTTGAAAAATAATGGAGGTAAAGAATAATGGCAAGTATTTTTTTAGCAATTGGACATGGTGTGTCCAGTAACGGAAACTGGGATTCTGGGTGCGTCGATGGCAATTACACCGAGGCAGGCTTAATGCAGCCGATCGTCGGCGCTGCCATTGACGTTTTGAGGCAATACGGCGTCGATGTGCACACTGACTACCCGGAAAACGACATGAATATTTCCGCATGTGTGGACTATGCGAACCAGCATGGCCTGGATTTGTACGTTTCTTTGCATTGCGACTGGAACGAGGCACCTTCTGGAACTTACCCGATTGTGCACCCGAACAGCGACAGCGGTTATCGGCTGGCACAGTGTATTAACGCCTCTGTGATGCTTAGGATGGGCATTGGCACCCGTGGCATCTTAAAGCGAGACGACTGGGAAGTGGCGGATACGGATATGACAGCCTGTATTTTTGAAACCGGTTCGATTCGAGCGGATATTAACACGTTATTGAACGCGAGCGCCTACGGGCAGGCTGTGGCTTATGGGATTCTAGATTATCTCGGCATCGCTTACGACGGAAACGCTCCGGCGCCAAGCCCCGAACCAACGCCGACACCAGACCCACAGCCAGGCAGCGACAACCCTTATGGTTTTACCTCCATCTTCAGCGGAAGCTACTACCTCTCTTATGGCGACGGCCCAGATGAAAACATCCGCCAGTTCCAGCGGGACTGCAATTTCTGTGGCTACTGGGGAGAAACAGGCCCATTAACCGAAGACGCGCTTTACGGATCAGAGAGCCAATATGCTTGTGAGTGTATTCAGCGGTTTCATGGCTTAACCATCGATGGTGAGTACGGGATTAAGACGGACCTTGCGCTCATGACCGAGATTGCACAGATTCAGGAGGCGCTAAAACGTCATGGCTATGACGTCGCCATTGACGGTGGTGCGGGACCCGTTACCATTGCTGCGCTGAAAGACTTCCAGGCGAAAAATGGACTGGAAGCGGATGGCATCTGCGGTGACCAAACCAGAGCGGCTTTGGGGATTTAA